GAGTGTTGGGCGGAGGGCGACATTAAAGGCATCTTTTCCATCTGCTAGTGCAGCTTCATCAAATATAATTAAATCATAAGAACGACCCACACAAGAATCTACTTGATTAATAGAACCCATTCTTACTGTAGAGCCATTAGATATTTCGATAACTTTGTCTTTTGCGTTATCTTTTGTAACTTCTAAATCAAAGTGTTTAATCAAGTTTCTCTGCAAATCAAAAGAGATCTGAGACAAGGAGTAGTTGGGAGACATGATTAAAATGTTGGAGCCAGGTACCAAAGACACGAGCTGTCCAATGATATTGGCGATGTACGTTTTGCCTTGTCGTCGAGAAACGGCTGCTGAGACAAAACGATATTTAGGGTTGTTAATCGCATTGATAATTGCTATCTGCGAAGGCAACGGTGTGATGTTCAGTAAATCCAAGTAAGGATCGACTGGTAATTTTAGAAACCTTGTCTCAGACCTGTATTCTGCTAGTTCATCGGAGGGGATGTCCCTCCGACTTATTTCAACTGCCATTCTTATACCTTATTGTATGTGTGTTCCGTTTTTCTTATGTCCGTTCCATGCTACAAAACCTGCTAGGCGCAGTGCCCAATATGCTAAGTAGTTAAGTGCATAGAAACCATTTACTTCGATACAGATGTCTCGAAAAAGACCATCCATATGTTTTTGGTCATGATAACCAATATTACTACCGTCTTTTTTCATAAGAGTAGCGTACTTATAACCGTAGTCGTGTACTAAACCACCCATTAATAGAACCCCTACTGGAGATAGGAAAGTTGCTAAGAACTTGGGAACCGAGGCTCCATCAAATTGAAAACCCGCAGGGATTTTATATGCTTGATTATCAATCCAGTAGTGGAAATCTTCTGTAATTACCCACTGACGTGTGCCAGTAAGCCACATTAATATTGCGCCCCAAAAACCTTTACTTGCGGTTTTAATTGGTAGCGGCTGCATTTTAGGCATAGTAGTATACTCAAAATTAATACGCTTTAAATCTGGTTTATCTAGTTTATTAATTATGTAGCTAAGTGCAATTACTGCAATCACTACTGTCCACTGCCAAAATGTTACTGCTAAATCTAGTATTGTTTCCATTATTTTTTACCTTTCATTGCTTGTGTACCAAAGAAGGCTGCAACAATACCAGCAACAGCTACAAAGTATGTTGGTGCCATATCCCCTAAGGTATCCTGTGCTTGGTCTAAGCCAGCTAGTGATGCTAGTACCACTGCAAAAGGATAAAGTAACAAACCTCCAAGTGCAAACCATGTCATATTACGTTGTGCATCTCGCATAGCGTCTGCATCTTCTAGCTCTTTACGTTTAAACTCGAGGTATAATGCCTCTTCTTCTTTTGATACGCTACCGTCACCGTTTGTATCAGCTGGATGATAATTAGTGTCTTCTACCATTTTACTTTATCCGCCCAATATGCTGCGGACATTTTGCCTTTAGCTATATTCTTTGCGTGTCTTGCTTTGAACGACGCACGTTTCTTTTTCATTCTATCAGACTCTCCGGCCTTCGGCTTCCCTGCCGTTTTAGCTCCCTGCTGACCGAAACGAATAGTTTTAACTTTACTCCCGACTTTAGCCACAACGATATGTGATTTTTTCGGGTGTCCAGGAGTTCGGCGAGGCTTGTTATATCCTTTTACTCTTGCTCGTTTTAAACGAGAGTCAGGCTTCTTTCTACCTTTTTTTCTTGCGGCCACTGCTTTTTCTCCTCCTCACGTAAGTACTAACGTTACGTGGCTTGCCTCCAGGATTACCAGCTGCGCGCTTTCTACGAATAGCTGATCTTTTCTGTTTGGCTGTCATACGAGCAGCTTTTGCTGCTGGTACACATTTAGGATATCCTTTTCCTTTTGCTTTCTTTCTGCCACACTTCTTGTAGCCTCCGCCTTTCTTTGGACGGGATATATCTACCCACTTTTCTTTAAACCATTTACTAAGTCCGCTTTTACGAGGTTTCATTTCTTAACCCCCATACGGTATCTGCCCCCTCTTTTCTTGTATTCTTTTACAAGATAAGCATTTGCGTAAGCAGAAGGGTATACTTTAAACTTTCTTTTTGTTGCGGCTTTAACAGTAGCATATAGTCTTTTATTTGTAGGAACAGGCTTTTTCTTTGCAGCCTTTCGTTTCTTTTTACGAACTGCCATTATTTTCTCCTACGTTTAGCGTTCTCATATGCTTTATGAGTACTGCCTGCCATATAGATTTTAGCCTTTCCTCTACCATGTGAGTGAATACCTTTAAGTCCTAGACGTTTTGCTGCTTTTCTTGCAGCTCTTTTAGTCTTATACCTCATTAGTATCCCCTACGTTTTTTACCGCCTTTTTTCTTCTTGCGTTTTTTTGATTTACCTGCACAGTGCATAACTTACCCCAATTGGGTGATCAGTGTAATAATGACCCCCGCTAGGAACATAATAACTGTTCCACCTATACTAACCATACGAGTCTCTATTCTATTAAGAGAGGTTTCTACATCTTCTAAACGTTGAAAACAAGTTTTCCAACGCTCTTCACATTGTATTTCATGGGCGAAGAGACCTTTCTCAAGATCTGTTACTTTTTCACTCTGTTCCATCTTTAAGAAGTTTCTCCATCAGCTTACCATAATTACCTTGACCAAACGGAACAGCTTCATTAATCTGTACATTAGTTTGGTTTTTGATATTGCCGCTTTCGGCTTTTGCTAAGTCTGCTTGCGCTTTGATTTCATCCATACGCATTTTATGAGCCATTTGTAATAAGTCTGCTAGATCCTTACTAGAGTATACGCCTGATTCCTCTGCTTCTTCTAATTTGGCAGCGATCATATTATCTAGTAAAGATCCAATGTTATTCTTATTACGATATCCTAAGTCCAAGTAAACAGTATCAATATACTTTTTTACTTCACGCTTATTTAGTACTTCTACTACTTGTGTTTCTGGTACTTGAAGATACTCACACACTCCGCGTATGTTCCCAAACTGTAAATAACTGTTTGCTATTTCCAGTCCTTCAGGTGAAATTGTAGTGAGTTCTTTTGCCATGTTTCGTATTATACTAAGTTAGGGTTATATTGTCAAGAGATATTTTTCTTAGGTCTAGTCTGCAAGCGGGTTATCAAGTGCTTTTTGCAACTTATCACTAAATCGTTTTTCTAGTTCTTTTAAGTCTCTAGCGTTATCAGACATTAGCGAGTCTCGTCTTGTTTCAAAACGTTCACTTGCTTTATCAATCATGTCTCGTACTTTTTCTTCCATGTTTCGAGTTTTATCTTCTACACGGTCTGCTTGTTTTTCGATACTAAGAATATCGTCTCGTAATCCAGATTTGATGTCTCGTGTATATTCTATCGCATCATCTAGCTTTTGTATTATCTGGACATTCTTTGCGTCTATCGCATCTACATCGATATTCTGAACAATTTCTTTCATATCCATGTAATCTTTATAAAACTCGAAGGCAGCCCAGCTGGCACCGCCTAGTGTAGAAAGAGCAGTTAATATTACCGCCATCTTCCCACCTTTAAATGTCATTCCTGCAAATTCAAATTCTGCCATTTTTATTTTTCCTCAACATCGTCTGTGAATTGAAGTTGACGTAGTTGCATAACCTCACGCTGCAGCTTTTCTACCTCTAGACGTTTCTTTGTTAGTTCCAACTGATACAGAGTGTTACAGTTGATGCGTTCTCTTGGGCCACCGATAGGAATATTTATGCGAGCGTATACTCCTACGTCTCGATATTCATTATCATCTTGCATCTGAATTTGAGGACTATAGCCGTTATCATCTTGTTCAATGATGCCAACTACTCCAAACTCCAAATTTGTAGAAGAACCTATAGCATTCTGACAATCAACGTTGCCTGCTCTAATTTTATCGGTAGCATGAGTCTGGGACGATTGAGGGATGTTCAGATTCAGTGATCCTTGTCCCCACGCCATATGACTCAATGCGAGTGTCAATAAAACTAGTTTTTTCACGGCTGCCTCTTATTTAATTTTAGAACAAATCCTTGATGCGAGTAGTGTCGGTGCGGTTTGTCCTTTAAGAATTTTTGATTTAGTGCAGATGTAGTGTGCTTTCTCCTCATCTTGCTTTCTAACATAGACTTCTATATCTTTATGGTCTAGATAGTCCATTTGAATAATTTTGCTTTCCGTAGCAAATTTTACAGGCTTCCAGTCTTTATCGTAGACTGAAACTGAGTAATAGTTGACGTCCTTTCGACTATTGAATAGATGCATCTCTGCTTTTAGAACTCCTGACATATAAGATGTTCTTAGTTCAGGATAAGTGGGCGTTAGCTCATGACTCCAAACGAAGCCATGAGCCAACACACCAATTAATACAACCCAGAAGCGCATTACTGTGCAATACACTCCGCAGTTACAGTTGCTTGATAGTCTCCTACCGGAAACGACTTATCGTAACCATAATCTGCTGCTGAAGTTACTTCAAACCACACACTTCCTTGTACATCTAAATCATATTCAGTAGTATTATTATATTCTACCTTACTTGTTTCAAAAGATGCCATAGATTCGTCAGAAGTTTGACTTACAGTTACACTGCCCGTCCAGTTTACAACGTCATTCAAAGAAGGGCTGCTTGTAAACTCATCAGGGTAGCTAATCTTAGCTGTATAAAGCTCTGCGCTGATAATATCGTAACGAACTACAGGTACAACACCACCGTCTGAAGGGTCAGTGCTTAGTACGCTAGCAGAGGGGTTACCATAAACGCCTGGAGTATCTACATTGATGACGCACTTAGATGCTACAGAACCCGTAATGGGTACATTTGCAAAAGTTGCGCTAGAAAGTAGAAGTCCGGCTGCTAACAAAGATTTCTTCATAGTATATCTCTTAAGTGCCGAAGCACTCTTGATAATCAATTATCATATTGTGATTGTATCATTTCTTCATGCAGTTTTTGTT